TCCTTAAATACTACCCTTGAGGAAGTTGGTAATGAGTTAAAGATAAGCCCTGACGCTGCACGTAAACGTGTCGATAGAGCCATCCAAGCCATGATAGATGAACTAGGTGGCAAAAGACCATACACAGAATATGACCATGGTAAACCAGAAGAATGATTATCGTGGCATACCCACCCCAATGTGCCCAAAATGTGGCTCAAATTGGTTCAGAATGGCTGTTATGTTTGATGAGATAAGTTACTTACCAGCCGTATATGGATTAGATGATGCCGAATGTTGGCAGTGTGGGTCACTAGTAACACCAGCAACACCTTTAGATAGAGCACCATATCCTCCCTGCAAAATATGTGGTGAGGAAGAAGGATTAATAGATGGGTACTGTTGGGATTGTGACCCATTAGACGAGGACTTTTATGGGAACTAAAAGTAATTGGGACATAGATTTAAGATATGGACAAATAGGTGAGAAATATGTTGAGAATCTTTTAACTAATGTTGAAACTGTTGAAGTTAAAAGAGATAAACGTTGGATAGAAACAGGTAACATTTATATTGAAACACAATGCTGGTCTGATAAAAGAAAAATATGGTACAAGTCGGGACTAACAACAAGTAAAGCAACCCACTGGGCATATGTTGTAGAAGAACTAGTTGTTATGGTACCAACAGAACATCTTAAAAAAGTGGTTGAAAAGTATGGTAGAATCATAGAGATGAGAAGACCAGAGTATTCCACTAAAGGATATCTGATTACTATAGAAGATATATTTAAACGCAAATGAGTGAGATAGAAGAGTTTATTAAAAAGATAGAAGACGCTATGATTACTGGTAAAGAAACCACACCTATGGATGAATGGGAAAGTGGATTTAATAGTGGACTATCTTGGGCTGTAAGAATATTGAAGAAAGATAAATCAGCATATTAAATAAAAAAAACGGACCGCACATGTGGGGATGTACGGTCCGTTTTCTATTTATTCAGTTGTAGATTTGGCTACCTTACCGCAGTGATACCACGGTTGCCAGCCACGCTTAGCATACAACAACTTGGCACGCCTGTGCTGTTCTGCTCTGCTTGCTTTGGCAGGGTCCCCCACTCCACCAACTGATTCCCATGTAGGTAAATCAAACTGGTAAAGACCCCTATATTTTCCTGTTCTTGATACAGCATTGGTTCTATTACTAGACTCACACATCCTCAACGCAGACCATTGTTCTGCTGTTGGTTCTGGATGTTGCAGAGTCAAAGCAATGATTGCCTCAACTAGCATTCGCCTCCAGTGTAGTAGGGATTACAGAGACTAACTACTCCTCTGTCTTGTCACTATTTAAAGTCACTTTTACCAGTGTCCAAATAGCGAAAGCACCTAAAGATACTATAGCAATAGTATTCCTTGTTGGTCCAGGCTCAACCAAAATCCATGCAATAATTAAACCTACTAAAGTAAATGCTTCCCCAGCCCAAGCATCTATATGTTTCCAAATAAACTTAGCAACACGCTTCAATTTATTTTATTCTCCTAACTATAGATGATGCTAATTGTGGTACTATAATTGCAGCAAGAACTACTTGCTGTGCTTCCTTACGTTCTTCAGGACTAAGGTCAGCACCAAGATTAGAAATGGATTCTAATGAATTATTTATGGCTTCAAATACTTGTTGCACTGCTTCTGAAAGAAGCGGCGGTAATTCTATATCAACGCCTAAGAATGAGACGGACTCTTCATCGAGTAATGGCTGAACTAGAGGCTCGTCCAAAGAAGAAGGCTCGTAAGAAGGCGAGACGCTAGGTGACGAATCAACAACTTCTTCTAAAGTATCTTGAACATCTGGAAGAGGAGATGGCTCAGGCTCTGAAAACGTTGGTGAAACTACAGGGGCTGGCTCGTCTTGCTCTTGAACTGGAGGTTCTGGAACCTCTGGATATGATGTTGGATAAGGAGTATCAGTCGGTGACGGAGAAGGAGAAGAAGGCTGTGGAGATTCAACAGCGTCTGTCGGTGATGAAGTCGGAGTTGGGACTGGACTAGATGTCTCAGTTTCTGACGGCGTTGGGCTTGGTTCTTCTGTTGGTGTTGGCTCAGGTGTTGGCGAATAAGTTGGTGAAGGTGATGGGTTACCGTACCTCCAAGCCTCGCAATCGCTCCAAGTAGGCATATAATCATCAGGTAATTCCATCTGCCAATTATCGCCATTCCAGTCATAGCAAGTCCAAGTGACAGCATTAGATGGTATAGATATTAAAGTAGTTAACACCCCAACTGCTACTACCGCAAATAAGCGGTATAACAATTTATGCTTCTAAAATATCTTTAGGGTCTACTGGTTCACCATCTGACCAGCGTGGTTTATTTCTAACTTCAAAATGTAGATGAGGACCAGAAGAATTACCAGTATTACCTGACTTACCAATCAACTGTCCCTTCTCAATCCTATCTCCAGCCTTAACAAGAACCTTAGACAAGTGAGCATATATCATCCATACTTTTTTAGAATGCAAACCATGTTCAACAATGATTTGATTGCCATATGCTTTACCCCAGTTGTTGGCTAAAACTTTACCCTCGACAGCAGCAACAATGTCTGTGCCTTCTGGTACTGCAAAGTCAACACCAGTGTGTTTACCTGATTTCCACATCTTGCCAGCCTTACCGAAAGGTGTGGTTATCTTTCCATTAATTATAGGTAATCCCATGATTAGTACTTTGGATTATTGTAGAAACCATTAGGGTCATTAAACCTTTTCTTAATGATGTCTATTGGATTTGGTTTAGGTCTAATAGGTCTTATAGGTTTACCTGGTGGCATAGGGCTAGGTTTACCTGGCATAGGGTTTATTTGTTCTAAAGGTTTACCAGTTATAGGCATAGATTTTATAGGTTTTTCTACTGGTTTTTCACCTTTGATAGGTTCAGGTCCAGGTATTGGTTTAATTTCTGATATTGGTTTTCCAATTATTGGTCTATAAGCATCACCACCACCAATTTTTAAACCTGGGTCAACAGGTCTTAAATCCCTTTTACCAGTCTTAACAACTTTCTTAGGACCATATCCAAATGTTGCCACTATTATTTACCACCTTCAGATTTCTTGTTTGCTCTCTTAAACACAATGTCAACTTCTTCTTGAGTAAGTTTTCCATCTTCAAGAAAAGCCTTAGCCAAATCAGTTAACACCTTAGACACACCAAGTGCCCCAGCAATCAATGCAGATTTAACTGGTTCAACACCAGCAAAAGCACCAGCACCAATAGCAGGCAATGCCATTGTCATAAACAAGGCAATTGAACGAAAGATAACATCTTTCAATATACTTAACTTCATACTTGCTCCTTATTTGTTTTTGCTATTAAGCAAACTTACGTAATGTCACAGTTAATAATCCACCAAAACCACTAAACCTTTGGTCAGGTGGTGTGACAGAAAAGAACTTGACATCTTCAATTAAACCCTGGAATATTTCACCAGTTCTAAAATCTTTAACTTGTACAACGTTAGAAGATTTTTCAATTTCTTCAAGTTCAATAATTCTTTCATAAGCACGACCATCATAACCAGTTATGTTATTGAACTTATCCATTTCAACGTCATAACAATATAATGGATATTGAACTATTCTTTGTTTAACTGTTGCAGGTAATGCTTTAATTTGATAACCATTCATTACCGAACCAATACTATTATCGGTAGCAGAACGATTCAAAGTAAATTTAAATGATACAAACTCTTGACCACCTGCAGGTTTAGATATACCTAAATCAGTATTAACAATAGAAGCATTAACGCTTACAAGAGTTTCTTCTGTTCCAAGATAATCAATAGTTGAAACAGTAACATCTGCTTGACTTAAATCACCACGGATTTTAAAGAACTTAAAGTATTTAGATTCTAAAGTTGCATAACGGATAGCACCAGTAGTTAGATAGCCATTAGGTCTAAGGGTTGTTGCATCTTCAATATACACATAATCATTAGCACCAGTAAATGCCATACGATTAGTTGAACCAACAAATGCACAAGCAGTAGTTGTATGAGTTGAACTTGTTACCTGTAAATCATTAGCATAAGCAAAACGTAATGATTGATAGTAACTTGATGCACCTATCTGTTCAGATAAATCGATACGAGTTAAACCAGTGTTGCCATGAACACTTGTTGTAGCCCAAACGAATCTATCTTTGAAAGCAAAATCATAAACAGGTTGGTCTGTTTCAACAATGAGAGGACCATAAGATATTGAACCATCTTGGTCTGAAACAACTGCAGCACGAATACCTTTAGAAGTTCCAATCATCATGTAGCCAAGATAGTATTTAATTGCATGAACAATTTCACCATCAGGCATCTGTGCAGCAACAACACCTTCATTTAAAGTTGCTGTCACTTCACCACTTGATGTGCTTAAAGTAAATTTATATATAACTGATTTAACACCAGAATATCCAGCAACATAAATTGCTACACCAGAAGCAGTTATAGAAGTAAATATGAATGAAGAGTTTTTATGTGTAAAGAATGCTGCAGGTGCAGACCCATCTGTTGGTGTTATTTCGTAAAGTTTATTATCTGCTGCAAGAATGACACGTTCCATGCACCATTCCATAACAGCGTTAGTAACGTTACCTGTTTCATTAAACATTAAAGTATCAGCAGTAGTTGAATCACCAGTTAATACTTTTTTATAAATATGTTTCTTTAAAGAACCACTAGCAGTTTTATTTGTAATCCAATATGCTGTAGTACCATCATCACAGATAGCATAAACAGGTTCATCAACACCAGAATTGTAATCAATAAAATGTACAACTGTACCACTTGCAGTAATTTTATCAACATCATAACCATCTTGAACTAAAACAGCATCAGTACTACCGTATTTAATTGAACGCATATGTTGCATAGATTCAGTAGTTTGATGGGTAGCAGTAACATTCTTTAATAAACTTACTTGACCCTTAGTCCAAATATCAACACCTTCAGAATCAGTAAATCTATATTTTAAAGTTTCATCTTGAGAAGGTTCAAAGAATTTAGCACCAGCACCATTATGGAAAGATGATTGACTTCTAAACCACCAACCAGTAAATGATTGTTCACCTGGTTCAGTTGATTGGTCAACTTGTTGTCTTCTATATTCTGCTGTTTCTCTACGATAAGGATTATCTACAGTAGGTGCAACAATGAAAGGCATGGTATTGATTGCTAAATCATATGATTCAGCGAATAGTTCGTAGTTAAGAATTGCTGTTGGTGCAATAGATAAATCATATGGAAGTGGTTCTGTAATATCAAATGCCATTTATATTTTCCTTAAATTAGTGATTTCGAATATCTAATAGAACACCAACCAGAGCCGCCAGAGCCGCCAGTGCCAATACCAAAAAAAGCGGAATAAGCACCGCCACCACCAGAACCTGAATTAGCAGTTGCAGAAGTTGCAGCAGTAGTAGTTTCATCTCCACCATTACCAGCACCAGAACCTCCAGAACCACCTGCTGAACCACGACTAGCACCACCGCCACCGCCTGCTTTACTAGATGTCATAGGTGTCCAACCAGAAATAATTTTTCCAGCACCACCAGTTCTACCTGAACCGATACCACCAGCACCGCCTCCACCACCGCCAGTATCAGAAGCAGAGTTATTTATACCATTGTTACCAAAACCGCCAGATGCTGAACTAGGTTGATTACCTGTACCTGCGCCAGTTGCATAAGCACCAGAGCCGCCACCAGAACCGCCATTACCACCAGCAACACGACTAGTATTATCATTATTGGAGTTACCTCCACGACCTCCACCTTCAGCAATTAAACCACAAAAAGTTGAATTTCCACCTTTACTACTTGCACCACCACCAGCGCCAATAACAACAGGGTTATTACCATCTATAGTAGTAACGGTTGTATAAATAAAACCTCCAGCACCACCGCCACCTCCACCGCCTCCGCCAGCACCAGAGTTAGATGAAGCGCCACCACCGCCACCACCAATTAAAATAACTTCAACAGGAATTGCTTGATTAATAACAAATTGTTCAGTACCAACAGAGGAAAAAGTATGATAAACGTAATTAGCATCTTCCGTTTTAACTCCACCAGTAGCGACAACAGGTACGGCAGAACCAATAACACCTGGAATAATAAAAACCATTATGAAATCCTGTATCTAATAACAACAATGCCAGAGCCGCCATTGCCACCTTGACCTGAGCCTTCAACATCATCAGTAGCACCGCCACCACCACCGCCAGTATTAGCAGTTGCATTACCACCGCCACTTGCACCACCACCAGAACCAGCAACTACAGCAGCACCAATACCACCGTTAGCAGGAGAAGCAAAACCGTTACCACCACCGCCACCGCCAGCATAAGTTTGAGCAACACCTGTACGAAGAGAATTAGTTAAACCAGCACCAGCAGAACTAGTTGAACCAGCACCACCAGCACCGCCACCGCCAGAACCACCTTGGTCAGTTCCTCTACCTGGACCAGCATTGTTACCTTGACCAGCAGTACCAGAACCGCCAGGAGCACCACCTGAACCACCGTTATTAGCAGCAACAGTACTACCTTCAGTTAAATTACCACCACCACCGCCAAGAGCAGTAACTGTATGAAATACAGAATTTCCACCTTTGGTTGCTTGAGAAGTATTAATGTTTCCACCAGTGCCACCAGCACCGACAGTAATTGTATAAATTCCAGCAGGTATGACGTTAGCACCAGAAAATGAACCAGTTAAAAATCCACCTGCTCCACCGCCGCCACCACCTGAATCTCCAGGTCCGCCACCGCCACCGCCACCACCAGCAATAACTAAATAATCAATATCCCCAGTTGAATTAAGAGTAAAAGTATCATTGCCAGTAGTAGTAAAAGAATGAACCTTATAGGTTACGCCACCTAAAGTATAAGTAGTTTCAGTACCACCACTTGCTAAAACCCCACCTGCAGCAGCAGAAGTAAATAATAACATTATGCCCCTTAATTAAACTGCTAAGTTACCGAAAGCAACCCAAGTATTAGTAGCCGTTTTTAAAATAGAACCAGCAGCATATTGTGCTTTAAGTTTATACTTATTACCTTCAGACTGTAAAGTAACACCAGCATCAGGGCTAATAGTTGTTTGACCAGCACCAGTTTGAACAAGAGTAATAACAGTACCTGTAGGAAAAGCAACAGAACTATTTAAAGGAATGGTAACAGTATTAGCAGAAGCAGAGTTTACAGGAATAACTTTACCCGCATCAGTCAATACCAAAGTATAGTTAGCAGTCTGAGCATTCAAAGCATAATAAATAACCCCACCACCAGTAGAATCCAGATGTGTATGGTTAGCATTAGCAAATGATGCAATAGTTGGTGTAGTTAAAGTAGAAGAAGTTAAAGTACCACCAGTAATAGTAGGTGCAGTTAAAGTTTTATTAGTTAAAGTTTGAACAGAACTTGTTCCAACAACTTCAGCACCACCAGAAAGACCATGCACGTTAGTAGAAGCACCAATATGGTCCTGTGGTTCTTGTAAATCACGAGCAGTAATCATATGACGAACAGTTGCACCAGCATCATGAGACACAGCAGAAGTACCATCTTGTGCACGAGAAACGTTAACAGTTGTACCAGAAGACAAACTATTAACGGTAACAATTTCCTCATTAGCAGTATCAGGGTCAATAACCATAGTAAATGGATATGATGGAATACCAGTAATGTTATTTAATTTCATAGTAAGAACAGAAGTGTTCATACTTGTATCTAACGTTTTAGCATCTAATGTTGATTTATAATTTCTTCCCATTGTTTACCTATCTTGTGTAATGGACTCTAATTGGATATTTTCCAGACAACTTACGTGACTCCTCAGCAAGTCTTTGTTGATAAAGAGCAAGCAAATATCTAGCAGTAGTAGTTCCAACACCATACTGCAAACGTGAAGATTGTAAATCTGCTTCTGGTGCTGTGAAAGTTAAACGACCTGGTTCAATTAAAGAAGCCAAACGGTAAGCAGCACCATACACAATAACATCTTTAGTTGATATAGGTAGCCCAGTTATTTGTTCAAAGTCATCATCATCAAACTCAAGAACTTCAGGTTCCTTCGCATAAAAAACTTGAACATCTCTACCAGGAACTATCGCATCATATATTGATACAGAGTTTCTTGAATCAAAAGAACCAATACTTGCCATAGGGTCAATACGCCAAGAACGAATTGGATACCATTCTTGTGTAGGACCTATCGACTGCCAACTAAGAGCAAGAATTGTTTCACAATCATTAGGTAAAGCATAAGTTACCTGTGAAGGATTATATGAAAAAGTAGTTGAAGCAGTTGCATAAATATCAGGATAGATAGCACGAAGAGTATCATTAATAGCCTTCTTAATATTATATTTAGGAAAAGTTGGACCAATAATAACCTGGTCACCAATGAAATGACCACCTTTAACACTACCTAAATATCCACGACCATAAGGAGGAATAGTTAAGTTACCTGTTGCTCTATCAAAAGAATCAACCCATATAAGTTCATCACCTATTTGAATAATACCTTTAGCAATATTATCTACAGATGCAACTTGTATTGTTGTTGCAGATGAAGAAATATCTCCAAGTAAATGTGTTGACCTGTCTTGACGTAAAGTAAAACCTGCAAGGTTTAACGATACTTCATCTACTAGTTCCTTAAGTGTTGGCATTAACCGATACCTTTTTCTGCGTAGATTAAATTGATTTCTATTTCGTGATTTGTTGCTGTAGTTCCAATAATGCCAACTTGAGGACCTGCTAAAGCAAGGTTATGTGCTGGAATATCAGTACCTGTAACAGTAACCCAACCAGTTGTTGTAGCAGTTGTGAGGTTAGTTGCTTTATATTTTAAATTATAAGTTGTTGCACCAGTTGGAACAACATCTATTTCAAATTGGAACATATCAGTATCAATAGTGTTGCAAGGATATGCAGCACCCAAGTCAATTAATGTTGGTGCACCAGTAGCATCATTGTGCATAAACTGCCAGTTGGAATGATTAGTGTCATAACCAAAACCAAACAAGTTAACATACAATGTTGTGTTTGAAAAAGCGTTGTTTGATAACTGTTGAGCAAGACCACCATAACCAATGAACACACGTCTTGTCTGTGCGGCAGATAAAGAGTTACCAGCAACAACAGTTGACCTAATACCTTGGATAGGATAATTTTCTAACACAACGTTACGAACACCTGCAAAAGTACCAGCAGTAGTTCCACAAGGAATAGCAATACGTCTAGTTCTAGTGAACAAGTTTGTATTAGCAATAGTAACTGCTGCTGCAGTACCAGTTGTTGTCCAAGCAACACCACCATCTGTTACAGCAGTTGCTGAGTTAGCAATAGCCTCATAACGCATAGTGCTTCTACCCCAAGAGTTAGGAAGAATATGTCCACCATAATAGGTTGTGTATGCGGCTAAATTATTTGTACCGTTAGCATTCAAAGTACCACTTGTTGTTAAGTTAACAGCAGTAGCAGTACCTGTTAAAGCAGGACTTGCTAAAGGAGCAAGAACAGTGTTATCTGCTTCAATAGTTCCAGGGGTAGGTTCAGTTAAACCATAACCAACAGCAATAGTTGGTGCTGAAGAAAATGCTGTATAAGATAAAGATGTTGTACCAACAGTAATAGTACCTGTAGTTGTTAAAGTATAACCATAACCAGCGTTAGTTGTTCCTTCAAGAACAAAACAGAAATCACCAGCAGCAAGTTCACCAGCAGGACTGTTATCAGCATCAGTAGCACGAGTTAAAACATAAGGAGTACCAGCAGAACCAGCATCACTAACAAAATAGATACCATTCTGTAAACCAGTAGTTTGATTCTTAACAAGAACTCTATCATCAACAGATAATGAAACACCATCAATAGATATAGCACCATTAGCAGATGCAGTTAAAGTAGCACCAACACCAGCAGTACCATTACTATATGTTGCTGAAAGGTTTGCTGTAGTAGCAACACGAACAGAAGCATGAATGTTAATACCAGCAACGATAGAGTCAGCATAAGTTTTATTAACAGCATCACCAGCAGCAGTAGGTGTACCAAGATTTGTAATCTTAAAATTACCCATATCAAGTGCACCAGACATAGTGTCACCAGATACGTTAACGTAGAAGCCATCTGCTTGTGCTTGAGTTAAAGAACCAACATCACCAACACGATAAAAGTTAGCAAACAATATTGTATTAGCAACAGGTAAAGTACCACTAACATAAGCAACAGGAATCTTGTAATATCCAGTTGCTGAAGTTACAGCACCAGTAACATTAAATACAATAGAACCTAAGTTATATGTATTGAATATTAATTGACCTTTAATAACAGTACTTGTTGAATCATCAAAAGAGTCATACCAAGCAGTTTGATTAACGGAAGCAACATCAGTATTATCAATGTAAAGGAAAGTAACACTACCAATAGTAGCGTTGTTAAATTTAATTTTACCTGCACCTGGGTCAGAATCAGTAACACCAGTATCAAAAGTATATTCAATACCAGCAGGTTCACCTCTAGGAATCTGTAAACTTAAAGTTTGAGTAGGTGCAGTACCAGTAATAGTTGCTGTAGCATTAGCACCAGTAGCAACAGTAGTAACTGTACCTATAGATAAAGAGTTGGCTGGACCAACTGCTCCTTGAAGATTCTCAACTTCAACTGTGATATTTGTATTACTTATAGCGTTTACTTCTGTTGGCATTAGTAGGTCACCTCTGGTCTTATAGTAAATTTGCCTTCTAAAATTCTTTGAACATTACCTGAAACAATACCTTCAAACTCAATGTCATAAACATATTTATCTGCAGGTAAATCAGCCATATCTTCTGCAGTAATATTTAAACTAAAAGTTCCTTGACTATCAAAAGTCATACGACCATTACTTGTAGTTAACTCAATTAAATTATCTGCTGAACCAATAAACTTTTTAATTTTCATTCTGCCTGTATAGGCATTTAAATCCCAATACACTCCATCAGTATTGATGGTAAATGTTATATTAAACGTTGAACCTTGTTCAGCAAATATGTTGTATCTACCAGCCATTATTTCTTCTTTCTTGCTACAGCAGCATTATCAACTAGATTTGGATACTTTCTTCCAGCAGCCTTAGCACGAGCCTTAGCCTGTTTAATTTGTGCTGGTGTTAATTTCTTAGAAGTCTTATTAGGATTTTTTTTATCCCAGAATTGTTTCTTTACCATTTTATTTTATTTGCCCAATACGCTGCAGACATAGGACCTTTAGCAATATTCTTTGCATGTCTTGCTTTAAATGATGCTTGTCTTGCAGTTGGTTTTTTGTCCCCAGTAACACCTTGTTGACCAAAGCGGATTGTTTTAACCTTATTACCAACCTTGGCAACAACAACGTGTGATTTAGTTGGATGGCTTGGTGTCCGCTTTGGTTTGTTATAACCAGAGACTCCTGCTTTTTTCAGTCTTGAGTCTTTTGGTTTCATAATTATTTACCTTTATTTTTCTTAATTATTTGTGCTCTTTTATAGTCTTGTTTTCTAATTTGTTTTGATTTAGTAGGTGCAGGTTTGTTAACTTTATTTTTAAAATTACGTTTAGTCATTTCTTTGACAGCACCTTGTGCTTGGTAATCAGCATAAGAACCTTCAGTTTTCCAAGCGTCTTCTAACACATTACGATAAAGACGTTGTGCACTTTGTTGATTGTAATACTTCTTTTTAACATCAGAAGTTTTCTTAACAACCTTAACATTAGAAGTAGGATACTTACTTGCAGGCTTACTAGACTTAGCACTACTCTTTATAGCCTTAGCAACAGCAGCCCTACCATACTTTGCAATCAATCTCGCTGCAGCATCTGCAGCACCCTTTTGTGGCTTAGCCATTATCTATTTCCTTTTCTTTCCTAGTGCTTTTTTCATTTTTGCTAAATCTTTAGCAGTCTTAGGACCAGATGCTTTTCTAGGTAAATCAACTTTGTCACCAGTAAAAATTTTATTTGTACGAGCATCTCTAACATTGCCGTATGCTTCTTTATTAGAAGGAGTAGGAAAGCCAAACTTGTTAGCCATCTTTTTATATGCTGCAACTTCTTTCATAAAGTTAGCACGTTCAGTTTGACCTGAACGAATCTTAGAAGGTTTATTTGCAGCCTTCAAAGCATTATGAACAGCACGAGCACCATATTTTGCAATTAGTTTTGCTGCAGCATCTGCAACACCTTTTTGTGGTTTAGCCATTATTTTCCCTTTTTCTTTTTGTACTTATTTAAATTAGTAACATTACCAGCCTTCTCAGCACGAAGCCTTGCAGAACGTGCAGAAGCAGCATTAGTCATACCAATAAATGGGGAAGACGGTTTAGAAACGGCAACACCGTTCTTTTTTAATTCATTCAAAAACTTTTGAGCCTTTTTAACTTTACGTGCCTCATTAATAGCCTTAGCACCCTTACCAACTACCTTTGCTGCCCTACCATAAGGTGCGGTAGCCAAAGCAGCATCCAAAGCCAAACCCCTAATAACCTTATTTTTTTGAGCAGGAGTTAAAGCATTCCAATTCTTACTAGCCCTTTTATTAGCCTTAGCAGCATCTTTAGGTTTAACACCCATACCGCTAGACCCAGCATAAAAATATGGTTTCTTACCATCATTCTTCTTAGGTTTCTGTGCCATTATTTACCCCCACTCATTTTCTTCATTTTCTTTTTAACAGCCCTAGCCCTCTTAACAAGAAGTTCACGTTGCTTAATAATGCCAAGTCTTTCCTGACTTAACTTATCAATAGCAATAGAAATTTTTTCTTTCTGTGCAGGAGTAGTAGGTTTTTGTTTCATTAAACTAGACATTTGAGTTTGAATAGCATTAAGTCTAGAATCAAACTCTTCCCTTAAATCACCAAGAGTTTTAGGTTTAACAGTGCTTTTAGGTGTCCATTTACCAGTAACACCTTTAGGTTCAGTTTCTTGCAATTTTGCTGGACTTCTATCTGTAGTAATAAGAACTTTTTTACCTTTAGCAGGTCCTTTAATTCTACCAGAACGAGTAACTTGACCTTCAGCATTAATTTTAGCAGTTAATTCATCTTTAAGACCATCAAGTCTTTTCTTTAAAGTAATACCAAAATCTGCAAGTTTCTTTTTAACAGCAGGATTAGTTTCATTCTTAAACATCTCACGACCTTTAGCAAGACGTTTCTCTAACTCATCAATCTGCTGTTCAAGAGTTTGAGCAGCCCTCTTAACTGTCTTCTTAACAACTGGTGCTGCTTTGGCTGCAGCCTTAGCGGCAGCCTTAGCACCCTCACTAGCGATACTCATTTCTTTGGTTTACTTGGCTTTGCTGTTTCAATACTTGATGGGGTAGGACTGATAGGCATACCCATTGGGTTATCACCTTTAGCATTAGCCATAGCATGGTCTACGTTTGGATAGTTGCATCCACATGTTGAACACATATTATTTACCTTTCTTTTTTAAACTTTGTTGTCTTACTTTAAATTCAGCAGCCTTACGTTTTGGTTTAGGTGCTTGAATACTAGAAGAATTTTTATACATTTTTACTAATTTGTCTGCTTCTTTTTGACGACGTCTTAAAGCAGCCTCATAGTAACTACCATTATTATTTGCCACGACGAACTCCTTTAACTTTCTTTAAATTAGGATTTTTTCTTTTAGCCGCAGGAGATGCTTTACGAGCACCTGCTGCAAGAATAGCACCAGCACGTTCCATACTGATACCTTGTTTTTTAGAAATTTGTTTTTGGGCTTTCTTAAAACCCATACCTTTCTTAACTGCCATACGCCACTCCTGCTTTATTAGATATATCTATAGCCTTACGTATATCCTTAGTCTTAGTAGAGTCAGGTTGAATACCTTGTCTACGTGCTTCACGATATAACGCAAGTTCATTATCCCACTTCTTGGCTGACATACTTAACCTAGAATTGGCTTCTCCTGGATTCAAATCAAGTGTGGATGCTTTACATCCAAAACATCCTTCAACAAATTCTGGATGTGTTTTAAGTCTATGAAGACTCATCTATTCCCCTGTAGTTTATCTAACTTAAATTCAATACGTTGAACTGCGTCTTTCAAAGATGAACCACCATTATTAGAAAGTTCACCATCAAGTCTGTTTAACCGTTCCATTACCCCTGGAACTCTGTCTCTGCCTGGTTCTGCTTCTTCGCCTTCCCAGTCCCTACGAAACTTATCAAGCCAAGTAAAGAATACTTTAATCTTTTTAATCGGAACAGCAATCACCGCAATGACCGCAGCGATTGCACCTGCAACGGCACCAATAGTAATAATCGTGTTTGTCATTCGAAATTAACCTCAGTAATGCCGATGCCTGCTGCAATAAGTGCGTTCTTAATTTCAATACTAACTTCATACTCGTGACCTCCAGCGTAATATTCTGATGCGGATTCTATTTGGTCTGTGGAAGGAACTCTAATAATTCTATATGTGTTATTAATTTTTAAAACAGATTTTCCCCTTTTATGTTTATATCTATAAAATAAACCTTTACCTGCTGGTCCTTCATCAACAGTAGGTGGGAAAAACTTTGGCAATTTAATTCTCCTGAAATAGAGTAGCCCCCAATTAAGGGGGCTACAGTTATAGCATTAGTTAATGCTTGAGGCAGATTCGATTCTGTATAAGGCTGCTTCACGATAGCGTTTGAAGCCTAATACACCGTACCAACCGATTGGACGTAAACGCATTAATTTATCGGTTACGTTACCAATGACTACATGTGGTTCTTCTGCAACTGCTTCAGCAAGTGCTTGTTGACCTGCTAAGTAAGTGCGGAATACACGGCGACTTGATGCACCGTCAGTTGCGTTGTAGCAACGTGGTGATTCGATGAAGTATGCTCCTTCGAATTGTCCAATTTCGCCAGACCAAATGTTTTCATTTGTTTGGTATTCATGTGGCAATCTCCATGCACCAGAACCAGTTTCTGCACGAAGGTCGTGTGAAACTTCTGGGTGGATTGCACACCAGTACAATGAACCCTTACGTGGAACAGCATTTGCTGCACGTAATTTAGCAATAGAGTAACGAATATCTGCTGCAGAGATTGTGTCTTCTGCTGCGATTTCGTTTGTTGCTGTTGGGTCAGATGCACCAGCAGAACCATAACGGACGTTTGTTCCGCCACGAAGTTCTGTTTGAACTATTTCATCAATTGAGTCAGCCATGTTGTATGCAACAATGTTTGCAATTGCTGGGTCAACATCTGCTAATGAGAATAGTTGTAGTTTGCGTGTGGTCAACACTGCGTTACCGTATTCGTTGAGAGTTACAGTAACTGCAGTTGGAGTACCAATTGCTACTGAATCTGGGTCAACTTGTTCGGATAGAGCAGTTGTTGCTTTGGTCATATCATTGTAAATTTGAAATACAATGGATGAACCAGGCATTGATTGTCTTGCTGGTTTTTTATCAGCAACTGAACGAAGCAATGGTTGGGAACGTAGAGAAAACTCTACTAAACGGTCGTATGCTTTTTGTACAAGACCTGCACCATTAGATGGTGTAAAGGTACCTACGTTATCAGCACTTGAATATTGACCGCCACCAAGACCACCGTTAGTTGTTGCTGTACCACCAGAGAGAGCGGTATAGGCATTTGCCATTTCGGTTTTCCTTTTTAGTAGTTATCGGAAGATTCACCATAAATCATGTTAATGATTTCTTGTGCATCTTGTGCTTGGTTGATGCGAAGCATCATGTCATCCACACCGATAGGAGTTTGTCCTGCTGCGGTGATGGTGTCAATTTGTCGAAGGGTTGCTAAACTTGGATTTTCAGCAGGTCGTTCCTCTTGAATTTCTAAACCAAAAACATCGGCATTTTCCTTAATCCAGTTTTCAACTGTTTCAGTATTAACTTCGATATCACTTGGAATAAATTTAGCAATCTTTGGATTAACGCCCATCGACTCTAAAACAAACTGGACAGTATTATCACGCTCAGCAACTTTATAGTTGGTGAGTTGACTTTCTAGTTCCTTGATTCTTCTTGACTGTTCTTTTTCTAATTTCCTTAATTGCTTAAGTAAATCAGTTTCAGCAGGAATATCATATTCATCATACTCATCATTGATATCTGCATCCCAGTTGTTTCTTTTGTTGCTCATGCAACAGTCTCCCATTCTTTTAGTAGTTGACGTAAGCCTCACACCGAAACAGGGGACGTATCAATGTGGCTCTTACTACCAGACTTTTACTCACGCAAGGGCTGGTCAATCTTGCTGTGGAGGTTTATGTGTTAGATTGCTCCTGCAATTTGTTGTTTAAATGCAGTACCAACATTAGTTCCTGCAGAACCAGAAAACATTGCTTCTTCTTTTTTCTGCAGTTTCTTACGACGTTGAGATTCTAATCCTTTAAATTGTTCAGAAGTTAATTCTTCTTGAATACCAGCAGAAGTACCTTCATATAATCTGGCAAGTTTTTCTGTAGCAGAAAGATTACGTGAAACATTAGAGAAACCAACTCTTGCTTGTTCTCTAGTTATACCTAATTGTTCAAGTTCACCAATGGTTTGTTCAGCAGTTTGGATATTAAATCTTCTTGATTCAGAACCAATCTCTGCACGTTGAACTTTACGTTGTAATTGTGCAGCCATATCTTCAGGATTTTTACCAGTCAATAATGCTTTAGCATAATCAGTATCATCCAATGTTGGAAAATATGTTTTCAAAGTATCTTTTAATAACTTGTCAGCATTTTTAACTTTGTCATATACATTAATAATTCTTGCTTTAGTTTCATCAACAGAAACATCATTACCTATCAGTTCAGCATAGGTTGCTTGGTTAGCCAAGTCACCTAAACCAGCACGTTGTAAAGTTTCTTGATAATCTTTTTCTAACTGTATATAAGTAAATGGGTCTACTGCTTGTGCTTTTTTACCAGCAGCAATATCTGCAGCAAAAGTTTTATTATATTTATCTATACCAGCAAAACGTTCTTTAAATTCAGGCAAGTCACGTATAGCAACTTGAACACTTTCTGCAGTGTAACCTTGATTAATAATAAGGTCAGATATTTTATCAACAATACTTTCTTTTAAACCTAAAATTTTTGCTAAGTTCTTTGCAACAGCCTTGGCACTAACTCTATCTTTTTCTGCTTGTGCTGCTTGGGCTGCTTCCCATTGCACTTGCCAATCAGGTTTAGTTTCAGTTGTTGCAGGTAATTTAACACCAGCAAGGGCTGCATTAGTTGCAGCGTTAACAGCATTCCAATCTGTTTTTTTATCTAATAAATATTCTTGATATCTACCTGAACCACCTGTACGAGCAGTAGTAGAACCTTTACCTTTAGAACTAGAACCTTTAGAACTAGAACCTTTGCCTTTACCTTTAGCCATTAGAACCTTCCACCAACCATGTCAAGAAGTGAACCAACTAATTCATTTTGAGCACGTTTAGTCTTATCATATCTAGGGTCGTTTTGAATAATTTTTAATCTTTCAGAAGCAGACATAGCATAAGGTGAACCATCTTTAGGATTAGTTGCAGTAAGAATTGCCTTAAGAGCAGGGTCACCATAATTAATATCTGCCACATTTAATTCCAAATAATCAGCAATCTCTGTTTTAAATGGGTCGGCAATATCATCAAGAGTAGCACCAGCATCAAACCTAGCCTTATAGTTAGGAAATGCTTTAATTGCTTCCTGTTTAAATTGGTTAGCAATATCATCATCTGACATTGCACCAGTAAACTTATTCTTAACTAAAGTCTTTAACTCTTTACTATTATCTGGAATATTAATACCATAAGATTGTGCTTTCTTACGAATATCCATAGCATAAGTATTTGCTAAACCTTTAAGATAATTAGATTCAAAGTCAATAGAGTTTGAAACTATCTTTATAAAATCTTCTTGGGTAATATCAAACATTATTGATTGAACAGCAAGATTTTTAATTTGCTTTTCATCATACTCAGCGCCAGCGTCAATAAAGACTTGTCTAATCTCATCTTGAATATTTTTTAAATCTCTGTTAAAAGTTGCTGGGTCTTTTTGCCTTAAAGCAAGTGCTTGTCTTTTCTCGGCAAAAGTAGTCTTAAAAAATTTAGATGATTCAATAGCAGTTTGTGCTTGCGCTGGAGTAATAGTACCATCATTCAATTTAGTAACTAAATAACCTAAACCAGATATTTCAGCAAGAGTTTGAATAAAAGATAAATCAACAGTATTATCAGTTTCAGTATTTAAAAGACCAGACAAACTACCAATAGGTTTACTTCTACCCTTAGTAGCAAAAGGTTTCTTGCCATTCCTTGATGGAATATTTGTATTATCTCTACCTGCTATTTGCTTATTGTAGGTAGTCCAATGTGTAAACCCTTGACCTTCGCCTTTACTTTTTTCTTTAGAACTCCAAAGTTTATAAGCAGCCTTAGCGTTAGTTACAGGGTCTAATAATTCTTCATTAGATTTAATACCAAACCATTTCCTACGTTCAGGACCCATCTTACCAAGCATATTGATTTGAAATAAACCATAAGATAAATCACCAGTAGCAGGATTATCATTAACTGAATCACTATTATTACTTGACTCTAACTGAGCAATACGAACCATAGTAGGTATGGCAGATTCAGGGAAACCTGCTTCTCTTAAAAGATTAGCAATTTGTTCTGCTGTATATTGTGCCATTATTGTAATACCTCACCTAAAGTATTTGGACGATTACCAGTATTAGCATTTATTGCACTATTGAAAGCGTTACCAAATTGTTGTAAAGCCCAATATGATTTACGTTCTGGTGTACCTCTAGTCATCTCTTCAGCCAAGTCTTGAACATCTTGAGCAGAGAAACCACCTTGAGTCATTTGAGTAGTAGTGCCAGTAACTGGGTCTTTAAACTCAGAAGTTGTAGTTGGTGCAGCCTTTGCTGCAGCCAAAACTTTTTGAGTAAAATCATTAAAGTCTTGTTCACTAGGTTCAGTATTTTTATAAGTTCTATAAACATCTTTTAAAGTATCTCTAATAGACTTTTCACTAGGAACAGCAACTGAAGTACCAGTAATAACAGCATCTTGATATGTTTGTTTTAAAAAGTCTTGCCATCCAAGAACTTCCATATTACCTTGTTCAAGTAGTTTTTTATTAGATACACTAACTTGATTCAACATACCTTCAACAGCACGAGATGTTGCTGGGTCAAAACGATTATCTAAGCCTGGTCTAGTTGCTTGTCTATAATCTTCATCAGACATATAACGATTACGCCACAGTTCATCTTTCAAATTACGAACAGATGGACCACCAGTTTGTGCTTTATAAGAATAAGTTTTCTCAAACTCTTCAGCAGCATCAATAAGAGGTTTAACATAAAAGTAACCCATACCACCAGGTAGAAGAACAGCAGGTTGTGCAACTTCTGTTCCAGTACCAGTTGGGTCGGGTAACATGTATAAGAAAGAAGCATTACCTTGTGGGTCAAATTCTACTGAACCTTTACTATTTACTGAAGTAGATGGAAGATAATCAGTAGGTTTAATCTTAATAGTATCAGGTGTAGCAACAGCATTATTTAAAAAATTTTCTGCAGTTAAAGACTGTTTACCTTTTGGTTGTTCAAGATTGTTTAAAGAATCTTCAATTGTTTTATTTCTAGCCTTAACACCTTCTGCTTGTGCTTTGGCTGCAGCACCAGAAATACCACCTACGTTCCAATTTTTATTATAGTTTTGTAAAACTTTAGGACTAGCAATAGCATACTTTTTGCCATCTTCTTGATAAAGTTCGACGTTAGGATTTAAATATAAATCAACAGAAACTGAATACTTTTCTCTAGGGTCAGCAGGTGCAAAAGGGTTCAGTGTTTGAGATATACCTTCTTTGATGGAACGTGTAATAGAAAAAGGAAGTTTAGTTGGAACAAATGTTTTACCATCATCACTTAAAACTAACGTAATCTTATTATCTTTTTTATCAGCCATTATAACCTTATCTATAATACATCTCTAGATTTAAACCTAAGCATAGGTTCAAATATAACTTTGTTTGCTTGACTCATTGAACTATCGCCCACACCTAGTTTTCTTAAATCATTTAAAGCATTGTTTCTGAAAACTTTTTTACTTTGAACAGATTGAGGTCCACCAATACTTGCTTCATAATTAAAATAATTCATAGCATTATTTGTAATCTCTATCGCTGCTTCTAACTTACGTCTAGTCATATCATCGATAGGAGCATTAGGGTCAGCAAGCATTTGCTTTAAAGAAGTAAGCATTGTTTCTTGTTTAGAAATACCAAAGTCACCTTGCTGTAAAGCACGGTCCAAGAAAGGATTACTAATTCTTAAAGCATCCCTATATTGTTGAGTAGCCTGTTTAATAAGTTCTTGTTTTCTATAATCAGGTTCAGCAGCAATAGCACTAAATGCTTCATCTTCAGCATCAAAATACTTTTGTCTATCAACAGCAACTTGTACTTCATTTAAGAAAGATTCTAAATCTCTATTCTTAATCATACCTGCTGCTTCAAACCATGCGTAAGAAGAAGGACTGAAATCACCAGTATCAGGTGCTGCAAGATAAGCAACATCCCCATACTTATTTATAAAGTCTTGGTTACGTATAGTCCAATCTTTAACAGCATCAGTCTTTTGAAATGCTATCTGTCTAACTTTGTCATTACGTGAAACAGTGTAAACAAGTCTATTAGGATTCTCTCCAATAAAAGCAACTAATGCTTCTTCATAAAGGTCATCATGTCTAGGATTAGGTGCTTTAGAAATGTTTTCGTAAAGGTCAAAAAACTCTTGACGAATAGCACCAATACCTACTTCTTTCAAATACCTTGGCACATCTTTAGATTCTTGAACAGATACACCGAAAGGAATAGGAGTTAAACCTAAAATGTTTCTTAATGCTACAACATTGTGTGCACTAATTTTTATTTGTTTAATATAATTATATTTAGTTTCAGCATCAGCATCTACAGGTAGACCATAACCATTTGCTTGGTTATATGCAATTGCTTGATGGATAGCAGTTATTTCTTGTTTTTCTTTTTCACTAGAAGTTAGAACTCTTAAACTTCTATCTAAAAATACTGGAACTACTGCTCTACGTAAAGTTAAATTATCGCCAATATCACCAAGTAAAACGTTATCTATTCTATCGGCAATAACATCACCAGTTGTTCCTGGTAAAGAACCAACCACTGCTTTAAATAACCAAACACTTGCACCTGCAAGAGGTCCAGATAGTGTTGGTGTTGCAGCATCAGCAGATAAAGAAGGGTTAGCGTAGTTTAACTTTAAAGTTATTTCATTAAACAATGGTTGTTTATATGCAAAACGTCCACCACTTAAAACACTCATCACTGGATTAACTGCTTGGAATATTAAATCATCCATTGGCATAACTACATAACGATTACCTGAAGCATCTTCGTGTATAAAACCACTACCATTTAAACCTAAAGATGCTAAACGCATTCTATAAATAACAGGTAAAGTGGCTTTACGTAGACGATACATACGTCTAATAAAGTCCTCAGTTGCACGATAAAAACGACCAACGTTACGCACAGACCATGCCATTTGGCTTCGTATTGATGGGTTATCTATGAATTGTAATAACTCCATAGTTGCTTCTTGATTAGCCATTTCAGCAAATCTAGTCTTGGCTTGTTGCACAGCCCATTCTTTTGGATATCCAGGATTATTCTTTAAAAGACTATCAATATAATCTTTTTCTGCCTGACGATACACATCTCTTTTAGCAAGATACATAGCAGTATGTGCAGGTGCACGATGCCATGCTGTTACTTGTTGGTCAAAACGTTCAAAGAACCACTGTTTACCTTTAGCAAAATTAGATGTAGGGTCAGAACCAGCAAATTCTATATTAGTTCTAAATGGTCCAGAGATAAGATTATTCTCAGATGTTCTTAAATAATCTTCAAAGTCAAGATTACGAAATACATCTTTAACTTCACTACCTGTTTCATCAATCTTTAATTTAATATAATTAAATAAATTCTCGTTAAATGCCTTCTCATGTCCACCATTAAAGATGTTTTTTAAATCAGCAAGAACATTAACTATTCTCTCCTGTGCAATTTCTGCATCAGTAAAACCTTGTTTACGTTTAACAACTGTATCTGCTGAACCGTTAATAAAGGCTGTTGCTTTTCTAGGGTCTGAAATAGTCCAAGTATTATTAACATCAGGGAAAAAACCAACTGAAAGCATTGAATCATCAACAGCATTCTTAATATCTTCAGCAGTTCTTAAACCATTATGTTTAAAAAATATTTCTGCTGGTTGATAGTAGACTTGTTTACCACGTCTAAAGTCATTGAAACCAAAACGTTTAATGGTTTCCCACCATTGTGCCCCAGCACGTTCACGTATCTTAAGATTAGAATCAACAACTTTAAAAGTATTACCAATAGTTGCACCTAAAGTTTGTTCAACTCTAGTAGATAAAGTATCTGTTGGGTCAATATTAATAACAGCAGCATCAAATTTTCCACCACCAACAGTTTGACCTACAGTTGATGTGTAATTTTCTGCAGCATGTGGGTTAGTTGATATTAAATCAAATATATCTTCACGTTGTTGTTCAGTAACTACTTTAAATGTAGACTTTTCATCAACAGCACGTATTGATTCATCAGCAAGTATTGCAAGTTTCTCTGATTTTTGAAGTTTTCTAGCAGCAACCTCTGCTCTTAACTCATCAGATATAGCACCAGAATAGTTTTTAAACTTATTTCTTAACCAAGATATGGATTTTGCTGGTCCACCAACAAGAACACCTGCAGCAGTAGCACCAAATCTACCTGCACCTATTAAATAATTCCATAATGCTTCCTTTGGTGCATATAAAAGGAAGAACATTTGTTCATCTAATGCAGATTTGATACCAAGTTTTGGTGCAAGAGTAAAGAAAGTCCAGTTATCGTTAAAACCTTGAACAGTTTTAGAGTTAACTGTGGCACCTAAACGTTTTAATCTTTCAAATTTAGTACCAGTTTTATCTTTAATGAAAGCACCTGACATGAACTTGCCTATTTCATCCCAAGGAAGTTGTCCAATAAAAGGAGTTTCTTGGTAAGCGTGTGGTGCACCAGATACTGTTTGACGTAAAGGTTTAATTTCTGTTAATGCTTGAGGTCCACCAACAGCAAGTCTTGTTTTATCGCTAACAACGCCTGCTTCAAGGAACTCTTGACCTATAAAACTTTCTTCTTTAGAAAGCATTCCAGGAGCATTACCGAATTTATCTTCAAGAACATTCTTTATGAAGACGTCTCCGCCTTCCATTGCACTTACTCCCATTCGGTGCATAATGTAGGCATATAAACCACGTAATGCTAAAACTCTATCGCCAGGTGTTTCAAGATTTTTAAACATTTGTGCATATAAACGTGCTAAAGGTTTGTTCATTACTAAACCTGCTGTTGATTCAACAACATCAAGTGTTGAATCAACACCACCTTCAACATATTTAGTACCTGTTAATGAATCTTTAACTGTTCCATCAACAACACTAATCATTCTGCTGCCAGGATGTATTCTTAGTTTGTTAACTATTCGTTTAAAACCTTTAATACTATCTTGTGCCATTTCAAAAGAACGAGTTCCTTCGAACTGTCTTAAACTATCAAGTTTATCTATGGCTGTTTCTGCACCTAATGCAATAGTTTTTTCAAGAAAGTCTGCATTAAATAATTCTTTTTCAGCATTAGTTAATGGTTTATTTTTAGATGCTGCATTCCAAAAATTTGAAACAGTAGTAAGTACTTTATTTTTAATTTCTCTTTTACGGCTAGCATATAAAACACTATTACCAACAAATCTATCTATGGTGTGTGTTCTTCCACCAAAGAATAAAGAAAAATCACTCATCTGCATAAAGAAATCTTTAGCAGATTTAGCATCATAAACATTATTGAGTGCTAATAAGTTTAAAGCCTCATCATTATCCCATTGTGTACCACGAGTAATCGGAAGTATTTCGTTATCTAAAATGTTTTGTCTAGCAACTGGGTTGCCTCTAGCCTCATCGTATTTTTTAACTAAAGGTCCTAGTTGGTCCCATGCTTTAACAACTGAAGGATAGTAATCGAATGCTTTTCTTATACCATTAACACCTTGTGATGCAAGGTTTGCTAAACGTGCAGCCCTAGTTAAACCTAAACGTGCAAACGTTCCAATACCAAACGTTGCATATGTTAAAGGGTCTATCGCTATTTGATATTGTAAATCAGCAATACCAGATAAAGTATTAAATGCTAATTTATAGAACGGATTATCAGTAGTTCTATTACCTAAAATGTTTCTGGCTAAAGTACGACCAGGACTTAATCTTGCTCTTTGATATTCTTCAAGTATTGGTTGAAAAACTTCTGGTTTATTAAAAACTAAATCAATAACTTTATTTAATTCATCATTACTTAAACCTTGGTTAGCAATAATTTCGCCAGGTGTTTTACCTTCTGCTAAACCTCTAGCAACCATACCGATAGTTGCACCATAGTTTTGGTCAAGTCTTTGCATCTCTGATTGGTCAAACATGTTGGAGCCATCCCAACCGCTATTCCAAATCTTATTACTTAAATCAGGACCTTGTGATTTTAATTGTGCTACACGACCAGGTGTATTAATAACATTTGAATATTGAATTGCTGTACCGAAAGCAAGTTTGAAGGGTGATTTTAATAAATCAAAAGCAGTTTTAGCAAGACTCCAGTTACCTGGTTGATACATGTAATCAGTCTTACCAAATAAACTTTTTAAAGAATCTTTAACAGTAGGGTCAAGATTTTCGTAAATATTTTGAGCAGACTCTTTATCATCCATGTTTAATAACTCACGATGTTTATTAAACAAATAAGAATACTGGTCGATAGTGTTTTGAGCAGGTATACTTAAGTTTGCTTTATATGCTGCAGTAGCAAGTGATGGTGAAGTTTTCCAAACTATTTCGTCCATTAAACACCTGGAGCGACATCAGAGGAATTATTAATTTCATTTATAATAAATGCAACAGTTTCATCACTAGCGTATGGAAGCATAGCATTTAAAGTATCTTCTAAAGTTGGTTTATCTGGTAAAGATAAACCTGTTGGGTCAAAACCTGCACCAGCACCAACTCTTGAACCTTGAGTAATAACTTCGTCAGGACGTTCAGTTGGAGAAAAAAGACCAGTAACTTTAGGTCCCATCATTTGTCTTTGAATATCTGAAGCAGTAGGAACACCAGCAGTCTTAGGCTTACCAGCCATATCTGCACTTTGTTGAAGATTTAACAACTCTTGACCTTCACCATAACTACCACCAGACATATATCTGACAGGTTGTTTAGAAACATTTAAATCTGTACGTTTAGCATCTTTGCCTGGTCCAGATACTTGTTCTCTAATTGCCATTAGTCATAATCCTCTTCATTAAGTTTGTCATCTAATTGTATGTGTGCTTCGTCAAGCATTCCTTTAAGTTTCCAAACAGGAGACTTACCATCATCTATGATATGTAAAAAATATTTTCCTTCAGAGTTCATCATTTCAACAACAGTAATAACACCAGTTGCCATACCACCCATAGGATGCATATCTTGCACAAAAGCATCTAATGCCGATTGGAACTCAGAGACATAATCTCTTCCTGTTCTTTTCTTCGACATATTATCCTGCCAATTGTCCTAGTATTGCGGTTAAGTTTGGTACTTGAGGAGCGGCTCCAGTTGAGGGAGAGGGAGCACTCTGAGGGGACGGTTGTGCTACAACCTGTTGTGGTGATTCCTCAACTGGAGTAGGTTCAGGTTCAGCAAAAACTTTCTTTGCTGCTTCTTCAATTGAACTACCATTACGCCTTGCATCAATAATTTCAGAAAGTTGTAAAATTAGTTTTGCAGGATTTTGTCCAGTTGCAATCATTTCAGGTAATGCTGTTGCACTAGCCTCTATTGCTTTATTTAAATTATCACGCATACGTTGAATATCTATGCGTTCTTGTTCTTTAGAAACATTGATTGACCATGGAAGTTCACTCATAACAAATTCGCGTGAAACTAAATCTCCACCAAGTGCTTGAAGTGAAAAAATTAAAGCACGAGAAGGGTCAAGTCCTGCCATTAAACCGTAACGTACCTCTACAGTGTAGTCACCTTTAATGTCTTTAATAGGATTATATTTAAGTTCATATGGTGAACCATCATTATATCCACGAATAGTTTTTTCATAACCAAAAATCTTTTCATCAGCACGCATACAAAGACTAATAACATCTTCAAATGTTTGAGAAAGAACTTGTTGACCTGCTTTAATTTGAGAATCAAAAGCACCTAATAACGCCTGGACGCCTTGACCAGTAATGATACTGGCATCAATATTGCCAGTTCGACCTTCTGGATATCGGGCACCCAGACGCATTTCCTGTTGCAACACTGCTTGTTCTGTAAATGCTGCGTTCGGTAGTTCGAGCCCCACTCTGCGTATTTGTTGAGGGTTTTGACTTCTCAACACCGCATCTGGACCGAATGCTAACTCTTGAACGTCATTAGGCAGTGCCAACGGAGCCTGAACAGATTTCTCTGCTGCTTCTAAAGCAAGTAAAGAAAAACGTGCACGAGCAAGTTGAACCCAAATAACATCATCAAATTGTCCACGCATATCATCATCAATACTTGGACGTCGTGCTACACGTACCATCATTTCACCCAAAGGATTAGGTGTACGTTTTAAAGGAAGATTACCTCTAGATGGAACATACAAAACAATTTGGTCTTTATCTTCATAACGAACCATTTCAACCAAAGCATACAAATCAGCATTCTCACGACCTTTAGGTCCAACTAGTTGAGATTCGTATTCTGGAAACTCTACAATTAACTCTGCAAGAGTTTTATAATATCTACGAGTATAAGAAACAACACGATTAAATCTATCAAACTCTGGATATGCACCAGCAGGATTATCTAAACGTATACGAGGCTGACTATTTTCTACATCTAATTCTAAAACTATTGGCAAAAAGCCATATGTTAGGTACCAATCAGCCCCAGTATACATTTGTGTTTGTAGACGTGAAGTGTGAATATAAGAGTTCACAATCATGCTACGTTTTTCTGCTGCAGACTTAGCACGGTCAGAAGACACATTGTAAGTCGTACAGTTGAAACTTGGAAGAGGTGCAAGTACTTCCGCTAAATCTCTAGCAGCAACATCTATAAAGTTAGCAATCATAGGTGAAGGCATACCTTCAGGGAAGAAATCTGGTGCAACATCAGACAGTTGTCCACGTCTAACACTTAAAACATTAGCCATACGTGAATCACGGTCAGCATAACGACGCTTTAAAGCCTCAACCTTATCAGCGATTTGACGCACCTCAAGTGCCATTAAAACTCCTAAAAGTAACTGTCAGCAGTTTGTGCTGCTGCTAATTGGTCTAAATTCACAACACCACGCTGTCTCATACCAGCCTTAGTTGCATACTTGTTATATGAATGAGATTGTGCAAACCCCATTTGTTGAATTAACTCTTTAACTCTAATCTCACAAAACCACAACGCCATCACACAATCAGTAGGTTGGGCTTTCTTCATGTTAGGAGCCCAAGTAATCAACTGATTAATTAAAGCCTTAACATGTTCATTACCCTCAGAAGAAGGCAATTCAATTAAATTATCATCTTGATGTTTACCATCACGTTCTGTACCAAAAAGGTCAGACATAGATGCCACACCAAAATCAACATCCCACTTATTCTTACCAGTGAAATGGGAACGAAGTTGAATACCTCGACTAGCCATCCACTGATTCAATTCCTCATCAAGAGCATACGCTTTCTGGTGAGCATTAATCTCAACACGTAACTCATTAGGAGAATACTTATTAACCCAATCCTCCATCAAAGCACGAATCTTTTGAGGATTAGGGTCTTCCATATTGTAAACATCTAACACATAACGTTTATGTGTCTGTCTATCAAAAGCCAAAATAACTGCAGCAGTCTTACCAGACATAGCAGGGTCAATACCCATGATGGTATAAAAATCAGATTTATTAGGATGACCAACAGCACCAAACTTTAAAACACCAGACTTACGTGCACCATTAATAGAACCCTGAACACATAAAGGTTTAAAGATGGAATCTTCCATCACATCCTGCTGTTGATAAACCAAAGCCCATGTAGTAGGTGTGACTTCTCCACGTCTACGGTACAGGGCTGGACCGTCCCACTTAGAATATAAACCATTCTCATCAGGTTGCTTACTGCCAGACTTCTGGTCAGTCTTAGCCCACAAAGTCTTCCAATCCTTAGGCTCATCAGCAAACTCTAAAACTGCTGGCATAGAAAAATAAGTAAAAGGAGAAACCCCATTAGACCAATGTTTAGGATTACGAATCTCACGATAAAGGTCAGTAGCAGCAAAACGAGTACCAACCACAAGAAGAACACCCTCATCATCAAGACGAGTAATAACTTCCTTCTGAATCCACTCCAGTTGCTTCTCCCACTCATGGGCATTAGCACCAGTCACACAGTCATCAAGAATAATCAGATTAGCACGAGCACCATACACTTGACCACCAATACCAAGAGCCTGAACCGTAGGGTCCTTCTCAGTAGAATTACGAGACAACGTAATAGCGTTGGCTTTCCAAGAATCAGCATCCTCACGCCACCCACCAGGAGGGGCGTACGTTGCCTGCAACTTAGCCCACATAGGATGAGTTAAACGTTGCTTAATAGAATAAACAAACTCCTGAGCCTTAGTCAAAGTTTTAGAAATAACAATAATTCTAGTATTGTCAGGGTCCATACAAATCTTGTAAGTAGAATAATTAACAGTAATCGTAGTCGACTTAGCATGCTCAGGCGGAACATTAATCAACAACCTAGTAGGGTCAGCCTTCTCATAAACCATCGACGAATGAAGCCAAGAAGGCTCACGCCCCTCCAAAACATCAACCCAATTCTGTTGATGCGGAAAAACCCTAACACCCAAAAACTGTTCAGAAAAAGAACTAAAATCTAAACTAAACTTATCCCCATCGACAACCCTAGAAGCACCCTGTTCCCGAGCCTCCTCAAGTTTACGAGCAAACACAGAATCACGATTAAGCCACTGCCGAAGAGTAACAGGTTGCCTATCAACCATCGACATAGCCTGATTAACCCCAATACCAGAAGCCACATAATCAAGCACCATACGCTTAGCATCAGTAGTCTCAATAGACTTAACATTAGCCGATTTAGGCTGAAACTTCCCCATCAACAACCTTCCATCGTAACAACCTAATACTGGGTATCTGTAACAGTTAAACTGTACAGTTAAAACCCCCTTAAAGGGGTTTTAAACTACTGTACTGGAAGGGCATTAAAAATGCCCTTCACTATATACTAATCCGTCCAAAAAACAAAAGCGGACAAAAAAACACCAAAATGTTATAAAAAACCCACAATTGTTACCAAACCGTAACCAAACTGTCTGTCACACAAATATAAAAACCGAGATACACACAGGTATCAATCTGTAATTTAATAACCCTGGGTTCATACTGTACCGTCACAAGTCCCACCCGACAGACCACAGTCTGCCAGTGTAACGGTGTGACATTGTTGGTTTGTACTTTGTGTCTTCGTTGGTGTGCCGCCAAGAGTCTACCAGATGGCTAGCCTAAAATGAACTTGTCAAGCAACTTGTTCAGTCGCGTCGTCCCTAATGGACGCCGCGAGACTTCTCTGCATTGCTTCGACAAGGGCTAGCCCTCTGGTTGTGTTTGTTGGCAGATGAAAGGAGGAAGGTATGGATTACAGAAAGTTTGTTTTCTGTTATCAATGTGATGCACATGTTGAAGTAAAGTTTCAACCTGCTATTGAACATTATGTTCATACATGTCATTGCCCGCTTTGCAAAGGTCCTATGAGCATGTCTTGGCATGATTATGAAGATTATTGCAATACGGAAAATTGCCCCAATTCATTTTCATGATAACCAAATTGGTTATTGGTCACGCTGTCGTAAACGGTCAGCGTGACCAAAGTATATATCAGGAGGAAAGTAAGTATGTATACAGTAAATAAGCAAGATGATAGATTACCATCGTTACCTGATGGTGTTGCAAAAGTAAGTTTCGGTGTTACCAGTAAAGGTGGTAAGAAACTTATTTTGGATGTTCCTACTTGGTTGATGGGTTATACCAAGTCTGGTGCTCCTCGTCCTACTACCAGGAACAAAAGGTTACAAACAAGTGACTCTGAAATGGTTGCTAAGTTTGAACATATTATTGAGTCTGGTTGGTTTGAATTGGATTCTCAAGGTAATCATATTGTTAAGTTAGTTAACATTAGTTATTTTGATAATTCTTTCCAGACTCAAGATAAGTCTTGGATTAGTTTTAGTCAACTTGTTTCTGCTGATATTGCTCCAGTTGACGGTCAACACTAATGTTTCTTGACTTTGTTGTAGACATTGCCCACTCAGAACATTGTTTTGAGTGGGACAGATGTGATGACTGTTGGGAAGACCAGGTGGTCAAGAATATCTATCAACCTGAGCCAGTTGATGCTGAGATGGTTGGTCGTGATTCTCTTCAAGATGACCCTTTATATGCAGGTTATTCTGTTGCTGATAGAAAGTTCCAAATGTTAGATATGTCAGAAAGTATTTCTGATTTAGATGTTTGGAATTTCTACAAAACTCAGGTTGTTTGTAAAGTTTGTAATCTTTACTACAATTCTAGGTTAGGTTATTGTTACAATTGTTAGGTGCTTGTGCTAGGCATGGCTTCGCGGTCATGCCTAGCACTTGTATATTTTTTTTACGCAGGTGCTTTTGTTTGTACCTAGGATAACGACAAGTGGAGGTTTGTGTGGTTGATGATAGGAAGTTGGCGTGGGTTGGTTTGAATAATGCGTTGGCTCGTGTGAATAATGCGTTGTCTTCGTTGGGTGGTATTCCTAGTTTGGGGGATGAGGATGGTTTGTTTCCTGATTCTTTGGATTCTTTTATTGGTCTTGTTGAGTTGGATTTGGTTCGTATCCGTGTTCAACTTGAGAATACTATTGGTAAATTAGAGAAGGAGATTAAGGCAAATGATTTGTCTGTTTTGCAATGATAAGGGTACCGTTATATATACTTTATCTCCTGATGAGTGGCGTCGCGTTCCTTGCAACATTTGCAATGCCCACTCCCATCACTGGTCTACTGATGAGTGGTATGGGGATTGGTTTTTTTGCACTGAGTGTGATTTGGTTCGCAATTCGCAAGACAACACGGTTCAAATAGGTTAAGGAGAATATATGAGTATGGATATTGAGTGGGATTATGACAAGTCTATTAATGTTCCTGTCCCTTTTGAGGGTACTAAGGAGCAGATTATGGCTAACTTTAAGTCTCATAATTTTACTTGGGGTGATGACGAGTTTGATGCTCGTTGTTCTGAGTGTGATTGTAGACCGTCTCATGCTGCGGCTCATTACCCTTGCGGCAATGAGCCTCCACGTAAGATGCGTTACATTAAGGATGGTGTGATAGTTATGGAGAGAAGGATAGATGAGTAATACTATTGAGTTTAAATTACTGCCTCATGAGTTGAAGAATATTTCTTTCTACTTTATCTGTAATGTTATTGATAATGTTATGGCTAAGGCTGATGTTGATGGTGAATACAAGTGGGGTAAGGAGGATGCTTCTCATTTGATTGTGTCTTCTATTGATACTATTCGTGGCTTGGATGATGATGTGTGGTCTGCGTTGCGTGATAGTTTATTGGAAAGATATAAGGGAAGATAGATAATGATTACAGTAAAAGACATAATTAAATATAAAAAAGCCATAGATAAAGTGTGGTTACCTTTATTAAAAGATAGTCCTGACTCTAAAGAAACAAAAGTGTGGAGTGAGATGTTTGACTATTTTGATTATCTGCTAGTAACAGGTAGATATGATGACTAAAAAGTTTCTGGTTAACGATGTCCTTGACACTGACAAGTGAGCAAGAGCCTCTAAGTTAATCAGATTGTCTGGTCCTCAATGATAAAAGGGTAAGAGTGACGTAGTCGTGCCACCAGATTGCTGATATCCAAGGTAGTCTTATTCCTGATACGTGCATTTGCACCATTCCTGGAATTTGTGAACCATAAGGTAGTCGAGTATACACCTGTTGACGAATAGGTACACGCTCGTAAACCACACTGGCTATGTCAGCACCGCCCTACCTAGTGTCGTGCTAGGTAGGGCTTTAACATTTCTATGAAGGAGGAATGATGAGTAAAGGTATTAGTGTCAAAGTATCAAGAGTAAAAGTTATTGATGCTTTGATGAGTAAGTTAGATGATATGGAATATCTACAAGCAAAGTATAAGACTGATGTCGAACAGTATGAAAAAGATAGAGATGAATGGAAAGATGCTGTTGCTCAGATTGCGTTTGCTAAGTTTGATATAACATCAGCAAATAAAAAAAGTGTTGTTGTTAGAAACTGGCATAATGATGATACTACAAGAGTAGAAGTTGAAGTTCATGTGGAAAACGACAAGTTGCCTGAAGAACCACAACGTCCAAAGAATCCGTTTGAATCACGTGGTCATGGACGTGACTACATCGGTGACTATGATGATAGGAAAGCAGACATTTTGAATGCTATTCGTATCTTACAGTTATCTGATGAAGATACTGTTAACACTGCAACATATGCATCAGTAGCAAAGTACCTGTAATGGGAAGCAACTTTGCAACTGAGTTATCTGATAGTAAATTAGATTTAGAAACTCAGATAGGAATACATTTAACTGGTAATCATTATCCACCAGTTCCAACAAGTATGATTAACCCATGCATTGCAGCAATCAATGTCTGCAATGCAGGGATGTTTTCTACTTTAATTGCTTTACCTGATGGTATAACTTGGAGAGGTAAACCTACTGCTCCAGCATCAGCCATCGTTGAAGCACATCATTTGGAAGCATGGTTAGAAGGAGAAGAATGATAGATACAGAAAAAGCATTAGAGGATTACACTATAACTTGTGAAAGGTATATGATTACTGATGACAAGAAAAATACTAGAGATGCTTATCTTCAACATCTTATGGAATCATATGCTGCTGAAGATTACAACAAGTTAATTGATGTCATAGGTATAGAATATATTTCTTTACCTAGTGATAATCAAAAACACTTTGCAGAGTTAACAATAGAGGTTCTTGCCTCATTGTTATTCGCTAGCAAAGACTATGATGGGTTAAGAGAATTAGTTGAAGATAAACCTTTAACTAGTTTGATTGGCTTATTGTTATCAAGTGCTGAATTATGTGAAGAAGAACCATCATATCATAGAGAGTTTATGGAATGCTTTGGTTATTCAACAGACAAAGCAATAGACAAGGAGGGATATATAAATGCATAATCTAGAACAAATAGATGGCAAGACTGCGTTCGTGGCATACCGTGAACCAGGCTGGCATGGACTAGGTGAAGTAGTTCAAGAAGAACTAACAGCAGCAGATGCAATCAAGAAAGCAATGCTTGATTGGACTGTTGAATTACATCCAGTTCAAACTGTTGTAATGAAACCTAACGGTGTTGAAATCGTTGAGGTTGAAGACAAGTTTGCAACTGTACGTAAACATCCATTAAAAGATAAACATGATGCATTAGGTATTGTGGGTACAAGATACACACCGATACAAAATGTGGAAGTGTTTAACTTTCTTGATGCATTAGTTGATGCAGGTTCACAATATGAAACTGCTGGTTCCATTGATGGTGGTCGTAAAGTATTTATTACTATGCGTATGCCTAATGGAATCTTAGTTGGTGGTGAAGACAAGTCAGACATGTATGTGTTTGCTACTACATCACACGATGGTTCATTTAGTTTATCTGTAGCATTAACTGCTGTTCGTGTAGTGTGTCAAAACACTTGGCGTATGGCACGTCGTGCATCAGAATACAAACACACCATTAGACACACTGCTAATAGCAATAAGACTATTGCTCAAGCACGTGATGTTATGCAACTGTCATTTGAATATGGTGGTTTCTTACAAGAACAAGCAGACAAGTTAACTAAATCAACAGTAACTAATAGTGATGTTGATAAGTTCTTATCTGATTTGTTTCCGATACCTGCTGATATTCAAAAGGTTATGGGACTAAGACCATTAGAAAAGAATGAACAAAAAGTTATCACCATGATTGAGAACAAACGTAATACAATCAGCGATTTGTATTACAATTCCCCAGGTCAGACAGTTCTTGACCACAATGCATGGCGTTTATTCAATGCAGTAACTGAGTATTCAGATTACTTTTCTTCTGTTCGTGGTAACGATACTCGTCGTGCTGAACGTGTAGTTCTAGCCGATGGTGAAGTTATCAAAGACAGAGCATTGGATTTGTTATTGCAATGATAGAAGAATGGTGCTTTGCATGTCATGGTGCAGGCTTTATTCAAGTAAGTAATGTAAACATCGTGTGCCCAACCTGTTGTGGTATGGGCACACTCTACAAAGGAGGACAACAAATGTCAGAAGATGGAACAGCAACGGTTACTTTTGGTAATGGACCGTTAGATGCAGTGCAAGAAGAACTAAATAGATATAAAGAAAAAATAAAACAACAAGAAGAAACAATAGACAGTAGAAGAAATGAACTTCGTAAGTTTCAAACTCAAGTGTTTGAGTTTTTTGATTCGCACTTTGATGCTAGTGAAGAAGAAATAACTATTCATCGTGATGAAGTCAATGAATTATTGTCAGACATCGGTGCTCAAGAACTACAACGAGAGTTTGAAGGAACAGTTACTGTTACTTTCTCATTCACTGTTAAAGCACAAGATGAAGATGAAGCAAGAAGTATAGTTGAAGATGCAGTCAGTGGTTTGGAAAACCAAATCGATGCTGGCTCTGATGATTCATATTCACAAGATGACATCAGTGTTGACCTCTAGTCTACCAAGACTGAGACGCAACAACGACAGGAAGACAGCAACATTATCAACACCAGATGGTAAACGTCCACTGATTGCTAACGCATTCGGTTTACCATCTGGTAAACAATACTCTTGTCCTGGTGCGACATCAGTGTGTGAAAAGATTTGTTATGCAGGTAAGTTAGAAAAAATATTTAAAGGTACTAGAGAATTACTATTAGAAAATTGGAATAACCTTCAAGGTAAAACACAAGAACAAATAGTTAGTATGCTACAAGTTATGATGGATGATTTCAAATATGAGTCTAACAAGTACAATGCAGATAAACTATTTCGTATTCATTGGGATGGTGATTTCTTTAGTGAAGACTACACATCTGCATGGAAACAAGTAATACTAAACAATACAGATATACAATTCTGGGTATACACTAGAGTTAGAAGTGCAGCAGTTATGTTGAATAATATTTCTAATTTAAGTTTATATTTTTCAGCAGACCAAGACAATTATGATGACGCCAAGTATCTTGCGGGAGAAGATGTGCGTCTTGCGTGGTTGTCCGATACTTTCGATGAGGCAAAACAATATCTACTTGAATTGACTGGTAGACCTGGTGCTAAATGTCCTGAACAGACACGCCAGATTCCACTCATTTCAAATGACGGTGGTGCATGCTACACTTGTGGACTATGCACACAAAACAAAACGGATATTCGTTTCTCAATAAGCAAAACGTAAATGACACCGTAGACCTATCTGCTCCTTCCTCCTGGGTAGGTCTACACTAATGATTAATATAAACGGTGAAGAATTACCTGACCATATTAGTTACTCATCACTAACAGATTTCTTATCTTGTGGTTATATGTATTACTTGTCTAGAGTTCGACAAGTAAAAGAGATACCAGCATGGTGGTTATTCGGTGGTATATCTGTACATAAAGCATCAGAAACATTTGACTTAGACATGTGGAAGTTGGAAAATGACAAATAGTTTAGAAGATATTTGGAAGAATGCTTGGACTAATACTGAAACAGAAATGCGTGACCGCATTGGTCCTAACTGGAATGAGAAAGAGTTTCGTTCTGCCAATAAACGTAAACCTGAAGACAAATCATGGTGGTATACCAATGGTTTAGAGATGCTCAAGAACTATCAGCGTTGGAGAGCAACAAGTGATTGGAAAATTTGGACAGCACCAGATGGTAAGCCAGCAATTGAATTAGTTATGCAAGTTAACTTTGGTACAGCCTTAGTTAAGATGGCATTAGATAGAATTATGCAACGACCTGATGGAGAGTTAGTCGTTCTCGACCTCAAGACTGGCTCGAGAACTCCATCTACTACATTGCAATTAGGTTTCTATTCAGTAGGTATTGAACTAACCTATGGCATCAAGCCTAAGTTTGGTTCGTACTGGATGGCTAGAAAAGGTGAACCTACCGAACCTGTAAGCCTTGAATGGTATACAAAAGATAGGTTAATACGATTAGCAGAAATGTTTAATCGAGCAAGGTATGAAGGAATGTTCATACCAAACATATCCAATTGTTCACTATGCGGATACACCGCACACTGTGAATGGTACAAGAAAGAAGAGGACAAGACGAATGTCTGAATCAAAAATACAGGTAAGTTTTAAATTACCTAACGGAACAATACCTTTGTTTCGTGGCGACACTGTAGAAGAAGTACAAAAGTTAGTTGAAGTTGCAACACTTTCAGAAAACTTTATAGGTACATTGGATGCATTCGCTGAAGCAGCAGGTATAAATAAATCAGCACCTGTAATTACACAAACCCAAGCAATGACAAATGTATCTCAAGCATTGGGTGCCAGTGTGATTAGTATTAATGGTGCTGCACCAACACGTCATTGTTTACATGGCAAGATGACTGCCATTGAAGGCAATGGTCAATTTGGATTGTATAAAGCCTTCTTCTGTGCTGCACCTAAAGGTGCTACAGATAAATGTGCAACCATCTATTTAAAGAAGAAAGATGCAGACTATAACAAGTTTGTAGCGGACAAGGTTGCTGCCAAGTGAGAACCCTTTATAGGGCTGTCAGTGGTAAGGAAGTAGGGGGAGAACCACTCCCCCTCACTTTCAAATCATTACAGCAAAATGAAATAGTTTTACGTAGAGCAGAATTAAATCTTATTGCTGGCACTCCTGGTGCTGGTAAATCTAGTATTGCATTAGCAATTGCTGTTCAGGCTAAAGTTCCTACACTTTATATGTCTGCTGATACTAATGCACACACTATGGGTATGCGTGTTGTTTCTATGGCAACAGGTATGACTCAATCTAATGCTGAACAAATATTAAAGTATGAAAAAGATAGTGCAGAAAATATTCTTAAACAATTTGATTACTTACGTTGGTCTTTTGAATCAAGTCCAACACTTACAGACATTGATGAATCTGTTCAAGCATTTGAAACAACATGGGGAACTAGTCCAACATTAATTGTTATAGATAATCTTATGGACATAGCAATGGATGGACATGAAGAGTTCTCTGGTATGAGAGCAGCAATGAAAGAATTAAAATATCTTGCTCGTGATACTAATGCATGTGTACTAGTATTGCACCATACTAAAGAAGGATTCACTGGTACACCATGTCAACCACGTTCAGCGATACAAGGATTAGTTAACCAAATACCTGCACTAATATTAACTATTGGTCAAGAAATAATTGGTGAATCAATTTATCTTTGTGTTGCTGCAGTGAAGAATAGATATGGTAGAGCAGATGCTACAGGTAACACATTTACTATGTTGTCATTTGACCCATCAACTATGCAGTTGAAAGATGTTATAACAAATGATTAATGACACTGAACAAGGCTACGTTGTTATTAGATGTGAACGATGTGGCATGGACGGTGGACAAGTTGCATATGGTTGGGCTATATTGTGTGACCAATGTAAACATTTAGATGACCAAGAATGGTGGGAAGATGGGAAAAGGGAAGAAAGGTAAGTCTTCGGGTGTCAGAAATTCTGACAGACCGAATGGTAAATCTTGGAAAAAGAATCCAAGAAAACCTAGAAAGACTGGACGCACCACTGGTGGGTACAGTCAAGCGAAGATAAAGATAAGAGCGGAGAAAAGAAATGTCACTACCTCAAGTGATAGTCTACGGTAGATTAACCGAAGACCCAGAAGTAAAAGAAATCAACTCTAAGAAAGTATTAAACTATAGAGTTGCAGCCAATGCTAGAAAACAAAACGAACAAGGCGAATGGGTTGATGCTGCAACTACATACCTTGATGGTTCATATTGGGGTGACTATGCTGCATCTATTGGACTTAAAAAAGGTGACGCAGTAGTTATCAATGGTGAACTTAGACAACGTTCATATGAAACTAAAGACGGAGACAAACGTACCGTCTATGAAATTAGTACAGATTCTATAGCGAAAACTAAATAATGAGTAGCCCCAGCAAACGTAAAGGTTCACAGGCTGAACGTGATGTTGTACAACATCTTGTACAACATGGCTGGAAGTATGCTGAACGCCGTCTTGCTGGGGATATTCACGACAAAGGTGATGTATCTGGTGTACGTGGAGTATGTATAGAGATTAAGAACCATGCCAAGATGGACTTAGCAGGATGGTTACAAGAACTTTTAGTTGAAATAGTTAACGCTAAAGCAGATACAGGTGCAGTGATACATAAACGTAAAGGCAAGTCTGATGTTGGTCAATGGTATGCAACAATGACTGTAGATATCTGGATACAATTATTGAAAGAAGCAGGATATGAGGAAAAGATTACCAGAAAAGGATTTAAAAATTAAAGATGTACTCACATATTACAATGTTAAACTTCCAAACAAAACATACGGTAGACTTAGTATCTTATGTCCATTCCATAATGACAGTAAGAAATCTGCTGTCGTAGATTTCGACACGCAAAGTTTCTGTTGCTTTGCTTGTGATGTTAAAGGCGACGGATACGATTTAATACAACATAAAGAAGGAGTAAATTTTAATGAGGCTATCAGTTTCGCAGCGAGAGTTTTTAATCAAAGCAGTACAACACTACGAAAAAAACGTGGACAAAGCGTCATCCTATTTGGAAGGGAGAGGACTATCCCTTCAGGAAGTAAGTCCGTTCCACCTGGGCGTCGTGGTAGAACCACTACCTAGCCATGAACAATTCGTAGGACGATTATCTATCCCATACATTACAAGAAGTGGTGTAGTAGATATAAGGTTTCGTTCTTTAGATAACAGTGAACCAAAATATATGGGAATGACAGGTGCAGAAACAACACTATACAATGTTGAATCATTTTTCCAAGCAAAAAATTATATATGTATTTGTGAAGGTGAACTAGATACATTAACCATGGCAATAAAGACGCAGCATCCTGCTGTCGGTGCACCAGGTGCTGCGTCATGGAAACAACACTATTCAAGAATACTAGAAGATTTTGATGTAGTTCTAGTGTTAGCAGATGGTGATGAAGCAGGACTGGAGTTCGGTAAAAGAATACAAAGAGCCGTGGCAAATGTGAGAATATTACAAATGCCTGAAGGTGAAGATGTAAATAGTTTAGTTCTTAAGAAAGGAACAGAGTACTTAGATGAACGAATCAAGCAAGCAATTTGAATCTATCTTTGATTTAATTGAAGATAAAGAAATAAATATACCAGCAGTACAATTAAAGAATGGTGCAGTAGTAAATATATTAAAAGCATTAACAGATATCTATAATGATTTAGATGATGTTAACAATATTAATAATGTTAGAATGGATATAGATTTATTAGCAACACTTTTATTATCTGATGAGAATGAGATAGCAAAAGATAGGTTAATAACTTGGCAAGCAAACATATTAACAAATCAATTAGAGAAAGAAATCCAAGATGCAATATGATATCGAGAAGTTTAAAGATGAATCGATGGCTATCTATGATGAGGCATGGAATCTACTAGTACAAAAACAAATAGATTACGGACCATACAATATTGCAAACGCACCAGGAGGACCATTAAATGGTCTGATGGTGCGGATGCACGACAAGATGGCAAGATTAAATAACTTAGTATATGTAGTTAAAGACACGCCAAAGAACGAGTCGATAGAAGATTCTTTCATAGACCTGCTAAACTATTCAGCAATTGCTCTAATGGTACTTCGTGGCAAATGGTCAGGAGTTCCTCGTCAGCCAGACTAAAACAAAACAATAAAGTTATATGGACAAAACATACATATTAGATTACACAGCAATAGTTAAACTAATATCATACGAGTATTCTCAGCGTTATCGCATGATAGATAGAGACGATATCAGTCAAGAGTTATGGCTATGGTTTGCATCCAGACCTAATAAAGTTAAAGACTGGTATGAAAACTTTGAACAAAAAGACAGAGACAAACTCATAGCCAAATCATTACGTAATGCTGCATTAAAGTTTTGCACTAGAGAAAAAGCAAAAATAGCAGGTTATGAAGTACAAGATAATTTCTACTATCAACCAGAAGTTATTGAAGAGTTTCTTCCATACATATTAACTGGTTCTTATATGATGCCAACAGGTGTTAATGATGTTAACTACAAGCCAGATAGAAACTCTGTAGCAGAGTCTAATACTTGGCTGGCTGTACGTGCAGACATATCTGAAGCCTTTGATTGTGTAGAAGAAAGACATCAGAATGTGTTAAGACTTAGGTTTAAC